TATGATTGCTACTAGTGGAGTAACAGTTGCACAAGGTAACTATTCAATAGTTGTCGGAGCAGGTGCTTCAGGCGGACATGCTGCAGCTGGTGATAACTCAACAGCCGCTAACGGTGCTGATACAACTACAGGTGGCATATCAGCTACTGCAGTTGGAGGATGAGGCGGAGTTTATGACGGATGAAATAGATCAGGAGCTGGTGGAAATGGTGGATCTGGTGGAGGTTCAGGTGAAAACGGTGGATCTGCTGGAACCGGAGTAGCTGGTCAAGGTAATGCTGGTCAATTAGAATCTGCTAACTCTCGTAACCGATCTGGTGCTGGTGGTGGAGCTGGTGAAGCTGGTGGTACAGATGGTATCAGACTAGGAGGAGATGGCTTACAAAACGACTTCCAAACAGGTAGTAATCAATGGTATGCAGGTGGAGGTTCCTCTGGAAGCGACTCTGCAGATGGACCTGTTGATGGCGGACAAGGTGGAGGTGGTGTTGGACAAGGAACGGCTGCGGCTGGTGGTAATGGAGTAGATGGTACAGGTGGAGGTGGCGGTGGCGCTGGTGAAACCCAATCCTATAATGGTGGAGACGGTGGAGACGGTGTTGTTGTTATTAGATATGACACAACTAGTAATTTCAACCTTACCCTCGGTTCTGACTTAACTCTTGTATCTACAGCTACTACAGCAAGCTCAGCTCCTACGAAAGCTGATTTAGTTTTACTTGTAGAAAATAAAGCTGGTAATGCAACTATTAATACTGACTTAAAAGGTTATATAAGTAGAGACGGCTCAGCATTTACTTCAGCTGTTACTTTTGTAGATGAAGGATCATGGGGTACAAATAAAAAGATATATGCAGCACATGATGTTGATCTATCTGGTATTGCTTCTGGTACTTCAATGAAATATAAACTTACCACACATAACCAAACTTCTGGTAAAATAACTAAAATACACGCAACATCATTAGGTTGGAAGTAAATGGCAGAATTAAAAATTAAAGCGGACTCAGGCGGTGGAACCGTTTCACTGAAGGGTCCAGCTACAACAACAAGTAATGCTGCCGTTCAGCTCACTCTTCCAGTGGATGATGGGACAGCAAACCAATATTTAAAAACAGATGGCTCAGGTGCTTTATCTTGGGCTACTGTTGATACATCTATTGCAGATGACTCAATCACAGAAGCTAAGTTAGATATACACGCAGCTCCTAGTGGTACTGATAAATACCTTGGATATACCAGTAATGGTATGGAGTGGAAAGTACCTTCAGGCTTAGGTAAAGTTGTTCAGTGGAAACATAGTACAAAAACTGATGTATCTTCTCGTACTCATAGTACTTTTATTGATATTCCAGGAACAGATGAGACTGGTAGTGGATCAATTTTTGAATGTAATATTACTACAACTGGAACAAACAAAGTTCTTGTAATACCAAGTATTATGGTAGCTAGTTCAAATATGGGCTGGCTTAAATTAATTAGAAATACTGGTGGTACAGATACTGACCTTGGTAAAGGTGATGCAGCGTCTAGTAAACGAGATATATATTGGGGTGCTTACGCTGGTGGCTCTTCTAATGGAAGTATGTATTATGGTGTAATGCCAATTACAGCTCATGTTTTAGATTCACCTGGTGCTGGAACTCATAGTTATAGATGTCAGTTTGCTTCAGATGGTACTAGTTATGTTATGTATGTAAATCGTTGTATTTATGATCTTGACCCTTACCATCCTAGAACGCAATCAGCAATAACATTATTGGAGTTAGCAGTATGAGTTTAGATCACGAAGCGATAAGAAAAGCTTATCCTGACGCAGTAACCATAGATGATACTCATGGTGCTTTCAAATTAGATGGATCTAAAATAGATTTAGTTCAATCTGCAGTTGATGCAGCAAGAGTAGAGTTAAATAAACTTAACTACCGAGGAGCTAGACGGCAAGCTTACCCTGATATAGGGGATCAGCTGGATAACCTCTACAAAGATATACTCGCTGGAAAGGTCGATTCAACGGGTGAGTTTGCGAAAGCAATTAAAGCAATAAAAGATGACAATCCTAAACCATGAGTAAAGTAATAGCAAATACGTATAGACATTCAGGTGCCTCAGCTGATGCAATCACATTAGATAGCTCTGGTAATGCAACGTTTCCAGGTAACTTAACCGTAACAGGTACAGTTACTGGAGATAATAATACTGTCTATGACGACACAAAATTAAGGAGAGATCTAAATGTTTTAGCTCTACATACTGCTGTAGATAACAATAAAACTGCACATAATCTCAACAATACCTTTATAGAAAACTTCCAAGATGACACTGCTTTGGCTACTGAAACAGATGTAGATAGAGACACCGCCGGTGAATATGTATCTAGTGTTAGTGTAGGTTCCCAATCTCAAATCGATAAGGCTGCTGGTACAATTATCGGTACTTTTGACAATTCACTTGGTGGCGGTAATTCTGTTGCATTTGATGGAACTAACCATCAAGGAGGAGAAGCCTCAGCTCATAGTCCTAATAGCCAAACTAGTGCATGGCTAGGTAAAGACTGGGGTTCAACTAAAACAATCAATGGATTTAAAGTTTATTCAACTACTGACGACGGTATACACGGTTCTGGACAAAATACTTCAGGCTGTACCCTTAAGTTATACGGTAACTCTTCAAATAATGTAAGTACATCTAATGATTTAGGCGGTCTAACAAATTTAAACTTCAGACAGAATAGCACTGAATACGTTAAAATGTCTGGTTTAACAACTCATACTGCTTATAGGTATCACTGGATATTTATGAGTGTTCCTGGTAATGCTAATACATTTAGGATTTCAGAGATTAAATTTTATGAGAATCCTGTAACCGCAAATGCTACTGGAACTTTAATTAGTACTGCACAAACAGCAACTGATGCTAGAACAAAAGTATCTGGAGTTATCTTGTATGAAGATAATGAAGGTACAGCAACTTTAGGAACTGATTTGAAGATCTCCTTTAGTTGTGATAACGGTTCTAACTGGACTGCTTTAGATGCTACAGCAGGTAATTACACTGCAGGAAATACATTTACTACTGGTATTAAAACAGCTCACCTTAAAGAAGTAACCTGTACTTCCGGTACTCAGATTAAGTACAAAGCTGAATGGGCAAACCAATCAGCTGGTAGTAAGGTAACACGCTTACATGGAATAGGGGTGAACTACTAATGGCAATTACACATGTAAAAGAAGGTGGTTTAGACATCACCAACACTGGATCTGACGGACAATTTCTTAAGAAAGCTGGTACACAGTTCACCTGGGATACAGTAGATACATCTATTGCAGATGATTCTATAGCTGAAGTAAAGTTAGATATCAGTAATGCTCCTAGTGACGGTAAGTTTCTTCAGTACAAAGATAGTTCTGATAAGCTTACCTGGGCAGCTGCATCTTCTGCTGAGATTTACGGATTCACTAAAAATGGTAACAACTTAAACGTTACTACAACAAATGGTGGTGCTGATAATATATCCGGTGCTACCTATGCTGCTTTTAACGAAGCATTCTTCGCTGCAACTGGTTTCTCATGGAGTATCAATGCAAGCGGTAATTTAATCGCAACTATTTAAAATCATGGCAACTATTGATTTAGGTAAAATCAAACAGGTGTGGCGTGGAACGTACAACAACAGTACTGCTTATGCAGTAGATGATCTTGTTGAGTATACAGATTCAGGTATCACATCTTCATATATATGTACTACTGCTTCCACAGGTAATGCTCCATCTTCAAGCGGAACTGCTCATGGATCATGGGCTTATGTAGCTAAAGGTGCCGCAAGTTTCACTTCACCTTTGACTACAAGAGGAGATATATTTTATAGAGACGCTAGTGGAGACGCTAGATTCCCTAAAGGTACAACCGGACAAGTACTAACAGCTACAGCAAACGACTTCGCTTGGGCAACTCCTTCTGGTGATTGCGCAAAAATAGCGAGTGGTAATGCTGGTGGTGATGGGGTTACTATGGTTACTGTAGATAATATTTTTACCAGTGATTACGAAATATATAAAATATATACATCATGGAGAGAAGATGCCTGGTTAAAAGTTCAACTACTAAATGCTAGTGGCACTACACTAAGTGCAAACTCGTATGAGTTTTCTGGAAGTTATGCTAAACGAAATACTGCTAATAGTTCAACGGATTACACTGGCTATTCTCAATTCGGTCAAGACTATTTCCCGATGCATTATTGGAACGGAAGTGATACTATACCAGGTTATGCTGAATTGACTATAATGAGACCAACTGATTCGGCTACTAAACCAGTCGGATATGTTACTGCTTTTGCGAGCGATGATACTACATATTATTCTCATACACATGGTTGGGCTTATAAAGTAGCTACTGGTTTAAGAGGTCTTAAGTTCCTAGCTGAATCAGATGACTTTCATAACAGTGGAGTCGGTGAGTTCAGGTATGCTGTTTATGGATTCAAAGGTTAATTAATTATGAGTAAAATTGCAATTCACGATCATTCTAATGGTCCCGAAGCAGTAACATCGGTTAGAGACTTAACTAGTTCAGAACAAACTGCTCACAATGCTTTTACAGCACGTCTCTCTGGAGATAATGATCCCAGGAAAAAACTTGCTGATGATCTAGCAAAAAAAGAAACAGATAGAGCTGCTGGAATAGAAAAGCTAAAAGGCTTAGGTCTAACAGCAGATGAAGCTACCGCAGTATCTGGATAATGTCCATCAATCTCCCACGCCCTAACCTACCCAAGCCTCTGGACATCCCTGAGATGTACTTTAAACCGCCTACAGCGGACGTTCCAGCCTTCCGGCCCATCGTAGTACCCCCAAGTGATTTAGAACGCCCAGAGGAGACTGAGGAGGTCAAAGACGAGGAGACTAAGACAGAACAACCCGAACCGCCTAAACTCAAAATACCAATCATAGATATTCAGCTACCTGTTCCTACTGTGGAAGTGGTAGCTGTAGCATCTTACGCGGCTGTTTCGGCTGTAGTAGTGACTACATTCGCTGAGCCTGTATCTAAATCTATTAAGAAGAAGGTACAAAAATTCCTACAAGGCAAAGTTAATAAATGGAAGGAAAACCAGAAGAAAAGAAAGGACTCCTCAAAAAACTCAAAGACGGAATAGAGGATCAAGAAGCTCAGATACAGATTCTTGGAACTTTCGTTAGACTCGGCGTAGTCGTATGGTCTGGCTTTATTATTACATTAAACTATGTAGAACTGCCTATGGTAAAGAAATCTGGTAACTCAGATATCACGTTCGTGGCATCGGTGTTTACTGGAGCATTAGCCACTTTTGGCTTGACCACTGGTAGTAAAGATAAAGGTAAGCCTGTTAACTGCCCTATGGCAAAGAAAAAAGAGAATGAATGATTTCTTACAAGTAATTGTATGGAGCTATGTCTATGGACTAGCTATCGTACTACTCTTTAAATTTATTCAAGACACAGCTGAAGAAGAATGAAAAAATGGCTTTTAGCGCTGTTACTATTGTCACCAACAGCTGTCAAAGCAGAGTTGGTGACGCCACAGTTCACGCAAGGAAGCATGAACTCAACCACTACAACGACCCAGGAGATTACCGAGACAATCGAGATCACAACTTACGGGTCCGCATTAAACAAATGGTCAGGAGACAATATAACCCATACCTCGACTTCATCGGGTGGTATAGCGGATTCAGATTCGGTCTTCAACATGACAACGGCTGGGTCAGACTTCTCGCTAGAAATCGTAACCAGAGCTGCAAGTCAAGTATTAGAAGTAACCGAGATCGAAAGAGAGATAGAAACTACCTCTACTACGGTCTCCTTATCAGTATTTTCACAATAGGAGTACCCGCTTATGCAGGAGAAGGAGAAACAAACAACACCTCGAACCCGGTTGCTGCGGCTACTGGAAATGTCACAAACCAAGCTGTGCAGTTCCAAAACAATGGAGCACCTAGCAGACAGGTACTTGGACCCAACATATCGTGTAATGGGCCCACAATGACCTTTAGCCCATTTTATATGGGCAATCATACCACTCCATTTGACGATGAAATGAACCAATCCAGTTACACTGTAGCTGAGAACTGGGGAGCACAGATTAACTTCATGGTTCCTCTAGATGGTTCTATTATTGAAACATGTAAGGCTATTGGTAGAAGACAGAAGGCAAAAATGGAGCTTGACTATGAACTAGTTAGAGCTCTGAAATGTGCAGAGTTACAGCAAAAAGGATTTATGATACGTCCAGCTACACGTGTATATCACATGTGCTCGGATATCATACCTATTGCTGCATTCAAAAAAGAGGTTGCTAAAGCACTGGCAGCTAAAAATCCACCGCCACCTAAGAAATGGTGGCAGAAACTTAACCCCCTAAACAAATGATCGTACTAATCAAGCCAATCTTATTCGCGTTTCTAAAGTCTGACTCAGTTAAGAATCTAGTAATTGATTTACTTGAAGCTTATGTTTCACGTACAGACAACAAGCTTGATGACCAAGCACTAAAAATTGTAAAAGAGAAACTATTTAGCTAATGGCTACTGTAAGGAAGCTTCCAAGAAGGGCTTCTGAAGAAACTTTCAACGAGCTTCATAAGCTTCTTACGGAAGAATATTTAAACAAAATACAATCAGGAGAAGCTACAACTGCAGATTTAAAAGCTGCTGGAGATTGGCTTTTCAAAAATGATATCACTGGCATTGCTATGGATAACAGTGCTCTAGGTAAACTAGCAGACTGTATGCCATCTATAGACTTTGATGCCGTACAAAAAGCGGTACAATTTAATGGCTCCAAAGCGTAAACCCTACTCACAATTAAGGAAAAGTGCGAAAAATTACCGCGATAATGACTCCGCTAGAAGACATAAAAACGCTTCGCAAAGGGCGAGGAACAAACTCTCGATCAACAAAAAATCCCGCGCCGAGCATAACAGAGCCCGTCGTAATGCGGGAATCTATGGAAAGGGAGGGCCAGACATGTCCCGTACTAAATCCGGAGGCTTTGTAAAAGAAGATCCATCCAAGAATAGAGCACGAAACAGATCACGCAAATGACCACTCAAACCAATCCACCAAGACAGATTAAGCAACGATACTACTATATATTCTGGTCTGTAGCAACTTTATCAGTTGTTGCTGGCCAGATTTATGTAGCAACAGGGTATCGAGCCCTCGCCGCGGCACTGACTAAAGCGATTTGGAGTATAACTTGAAAACAATAGATACAAAGCTCCATGATGACTTTAGGTACTTTCTAACAGCAGTATGGACACACTTAACACTACCTCCTCCTACCAGAGCACAACTTTGTATAGCTGATTATCTACAAAATGGACCTAAAAGATTACAAATCCAAGCTTTCCGTGGCGTTGGTAAATCTTGGATCACGGCTGCTTTTGTCCTTTGGACTTTATATAATGATCCCGACAGGAAGGTTATGGTTGTATCTGCTTCTAAGGATAGAGCAGATGCGTTTTCGATCTTCTGCCAAAGACTTATCCTTGAAGTACCGTGGATGAGTCATTTAAAACCTAAAAATGATGAACAAAGATGGTCTAGAATCTCCTTTGATGTGGGTCCAGCTAAAGCTGCACAGGCTCCTAGCGTTAAAAGCGTGGGAATTACTGGTCAGTTAACCGGATCTCGTGCAGATTTAATGGTTTTAGATGACGTAGAGGTACCAAATAACTCCATGACGGAGATGCAACGTGAAAAACTTCTACAATTGGTTACTGAATGTGAGTCTATCCTTACTCCTAAGCCTAGTTCTCGCATTATGTTCCTTGGAACTCCTCAAACAACCTTTACTATCTACAATAAACTCAGAGAACGGAGTTATAAACCTTTTGTATGGCCAGCTAGATACCCTAGAAAGGTGGCTATGTATGATGGTTTACTCGCACCCCAGCTAGTTTATGACCTAGATACACAAGATGATCTTAGTTGGAAACCTACAGATACACGATTTAGAGAAGGTGATCTACTAGAAAGAGAGTCTAGTATGGGGCGATCCAACTTTATGCTGCAGTTTATGCTAGATACTAGCTTATCTGACGCAGAAAAGTTCCCTTTAAAGTTTGCAGACCTTATTGTTACCCCTATTAACCGTGAAAATGCACCCGAAAACATTATATGGTGTTCAGATCCTAAAAACATTATTAAAGATCTACCCGCTGTGGGTCTTCCTGCTGATTATTTCTATAGCCCAATGCAGTTCCAGGGAGAATGGCGGAAATATTCAGAGACAATCTGCTCCGTTGACCCGTCTGGACGCGGAACAGATGAAACAGTGGCGTGTTACTTATCCCAACTCAACGGATTCATCTACCTCCACGAAATAAAAGCATCACGAGAAGGCTATACAGATGAGACACTACTTAATATCCTTAAAGGATGCCGTAAATACGGTGCTACAACCCTTCTTATTGAGAGTAACTTTGGTGACGGTATCGTTGCAGAGCTCTTTAAGAAGCATTGTCAATCAACACAAACTAGATTAAACATAGAGGAGACTAGAGCTAATGTCAGGAAAGAAGATAGGATTATTGACGCTCTTGAGCCTATCCTTAATCAGCACAGGCTGGTTGTTGACCCCAAAGTTATTACCTGGGATTACAACTCGAACATCGATGTGGCTCCTGAGCATAGATTGCAGTACATGCTCTTTTATCAAATGTCACGTATGTGCCGCGAGAAAGGCGCTGTTAAACACGATGATAGAATCGATGCCCTTGCCCAAGGAGTTAAATACTACACCGATGCCTTTGCCCTCAATGCCAATAGAGAAATTGCCCAGCGAAAACTTGATGAATGGAATGACACTCTCGAACAATGGATCGATGATCCCCAGGGTTCTGCCAACCATATAGTCTTCGGAATGGACTTAAATCAAAGACGTGAAGCTAGAGGACGAAAGTCTGGAAAGACAGTCCCTACCTGGATTTGATCTATTCCCTCATTAAAACACGAGAAGTGGTGCTCTCGTGTGTGGAAACAGCGGTCAAAATGGGAGAGACTAACATCTCTCCCTCTTTACATCATGTTTGTGAACGCAGTGAACCATGATCTTTAAGAGACTACTCATCATTACTTTACTACTAAGGATAGTAGGACCAGTAATATTCGGTATCTACCTGTATTATAATGGACAAAGAACAAGCAATAGCCCGAATGGGCCAAATATTGAACAGGTGGAAGCAAATCCGTGAAAGTCTACCTGTTCAAAAGACTATAGTCAGAATAAAAGGTAAAACAGAAGAGACTGTAGATAGACTTTTAGATTTTAATAAACTAAAGCCAGCAGAACAAGCACAACTAACGAAAGACTTTAAAGAGTTAATGGAGATTATGCCTTCTGCTGGGTATAAGAATACTTATACTAAAGCTGTCTATAAACAGCTTGGGTTTACCATTACTCTGGATGGAGCACCAGCTAGATGGGGAAAGAGAAAGGGAGAAATTATATCTCAAGTAGCTGAAATCAGACAATCAGCAGCTAGAAGTAAGACTATATTAAATCAGACAGATGATCTTGCAAAAGCTATTAGAGTTAAACCACAGTTAACATTATTAGGTAAAGTATTAAAATCTGGAGAGATTGAAAAACATCACGTCCTTATCTTAAAAGCTTTAGAACCTTTCTTTAAAGGAAAGTCTAGAGCAGTTCAGCTAGAAGTTATGAGAAACCTAGCTAAGAAAGGATGGTTTGTAGGAGATATAAATCAGAACATAGCTTGGATTAATAAATGGGCTCATAAATTAGGTAGTCCTGGTGCATATGACTCAGCTCATAAGTATCTAAGAAGTTTAACAGATATTGAAGGTAGAACGATAAGTGAAGCGTCTCATATAACTTACAAAATACCTAAAAGAAGTACACCTTTAACAATACAAAATTTAGAAGGTATCCCATCCTCTGCTTGGCCTGATGATGTTAAAAGAATACTTAATAGTTATAAGATTTATACTAAATCAGATCTAGGTAAATTACAGAAGCTTCGTTATCAGTTAGCTAGCGGTAAATCTTATGATCTAAGTGTTGGTTATGGTTTTTCTAGAGAACATCTCAAAGCTCTTAAAGCTACAAAAGATCCTAATGTTCTAACTAAAGCTGCTCTAACATATTTAGATGAGGCAGGTGCAGGAGATCAAATGATCGGTGCTGTACTTATGGCAGTCTGGAATAACCCAGATGTAGGAGATACTGAGAAGATTCAGATGTTAGCTGATACTCCTCAGAATACTCGAAGGTTCCTTGACGCTTTAAATAATGCTACAAAACCTACTTCTGGTCCTCATGCTAGAGTATCTGGTAACCAAGCAAATTTAAGTGAAATAACCCAGTCCTTTAAATTCCAATCAGCTCAACCTGGTTTGCTCCAAACACCTGAAGGTATTACTATGGGTGGTGGCGTAACAGCTGCAGATGAAGCCCTAGAAGGCTTAGGTAAAGGCTTAGGACAGAGAATGCAGGACTTTGATACTGCTAGACAGTTAGAAAGTGTTCAGAACGCTGCTAAATGGTCAGAAGCGTGGGGAGGAACAGGTCTGAAGCTTGGTAAAAAGCTAGGAAGCCTTGTCCCTATAGCTGGTGTCGGTTTAGATGCATGGGATGCTGTAGAACGTCATAAGCATGCCTCCAGAGAGGGTGCAAGTGACTTAGATAAGTTCCAGGCATGGGTGGCTAAGTTCACTCTTGGAAGCGCTGCTGTGCCCGTTTATGGGCAAGCTACTAACTTAGCAGGTGGTTTGCTTAATTTAGGTATAGATGCTACTAAATTTGGCTATCAATATGCTACAGATGATGAGTATAGAGAAGATACTAACGAAAATGCTAGAGCTTTAGGCGGTATGACACAGGATGCGATGAGAAAAGTATTAAAAATAGGTCAATATGGTGGAGCTGGACTTTTCTTTTGAATAAATTTGATAAAAAGCTGTTGAAACTTCAAACCAAGGCTGAGAAGTGCTTAACACATGAGAAGGCACGTAAGATATTAAAGAAACAGTCTAAAATTTTGTTAAAAATCTCTGAAGGGGAATACAACGCTGTATCCGGCGCGGTTCCCCCATGGCCCCATGAAAATACCTAGGTGAGAGATCTCAGTAATGATAGCGGTGTGAATTTTTTTCTTTTATACGTAGCTCGCGACTTCGTCGCTCGCGTTAACACTGTGCGCACTGCACATTCAGCGAGCGAGCGAAGCGAGCGGAGACAATTGCATAACTAATATGTATTAATCTTCACCGATCTGTTGCGATAAGTAATAACAACTGATACATACAGTTAGTATTAATTAGATCTACTAATAACACCACTAAATGTTATGATGGTGGATTGCGCTACTAAGTATAAAGATTACAGAGTGTTAAGAGTTTGGCTGAATGTATCACGGTGAACATCATTTGTTTTCAAAATCGTTTATATTAATAATATGAAAGGAACACGAGTACAACCGTACTATTGTTACAGAGTGTTAAGGTTTTGCCAAAACACTTGCCTTTTACCTCAATCCTTGCTATATTGATAGTGTGGGAGGAAAAAGTAAACTTTTGTTACTTTCACATCATTTCTTTATTCAAACTGATTTATGCAAACAGTATTAATTCACATGAAAAAATCAGCTCTTGCTGATATTCAATCAAAAGGATTTGATTACATTCTAAATGATAATGAATTAGATGTATTTGTTCCTGATGTTGAATACAAAAACGGTAATCATCCCGATCAAAATGGTATTTGGGAAGATCCAGATGTTCAACTATGTTGGCATTATGACATTGATTACGATCAAGTTAATTGCATTGAATTAGCTTAATAGTTATTAAGTAAGGCTTACAATCTGGTTCAAGTCCAGATATAACTCTAGCCCTAAATCATGGGCTTTCACTTACATAAAGGTTACAAACATGTGGCATTTAGTTCAACAATCACCAGGCGAAACTGTCGAGCTTGGTACATATCGGGACTATGATCGTGCTAAGTTTGTATTAATGAACAAACAAAGATTTAACGGTCATTGTTTCTACGAGATCTTATCTTCTGAAGAATTAAAAGATTTCGTTTAACTCTTTCCTTTATACTTTCCACCATCATATCCTGGGGGTG